TGATGATGAGCAAAACGGCTCGTGATTATGCATTAGAGCAGATTGGGAAGTATGAACAGTCTTCTATTCTCAATCCTCAGAATAGTCCAGGTGGCCTTGTTACTGCTTCACAGTATGAAAATTGGTTTAAAGTGTTAGATAATAGGTCTTTACATATTAAATTAGATACAATCTTAGAACGCTTACCTTATGAAAGGAATACAGATGAGTAACGGTCCAAACAAAGATGAAGTGCTTCAATACATCAACCGTATTGAGAAGCTCGAAGAAGATAAGAAGTCAGTATCAGAAGACATCAAGGAAGTGTATTCTGAACTTAAGAACAACGGATATGATGCTAAGATTATTCGTAAGCTAGTTTCTATTCGTCGTAAGTCAAAGGAAGAACGTAAAGAAGAAGAAGCGCTTCTTGAATTGTACATGTCAGCAATTGGAATGGAATAATGTTCAGTGAAGATATTAAATGGTACATAATCGGTATGACTATTATGATAGGAATGGCTTTAGGAGGTCAAGCTATGTCGGATTGGCGAGCCATGGACTGTCGGTTGTCACTAGGTCAAGCTGGTCGTACTCCTGCTGATATTAGAGAGATCTGTAAATGACAGATATTAAAATGATTGCAATTTGTTTTGCAGTCATATATGCCTGTCTAACTCAATACGTACTTGTAACTCAATATTATAGGTACGATTGTGTTAAAACATTATCAATGTATAATCGTTCTTATGATGATATAAACAGGATCTGCAAATGAGCAATGTCTTAGAATTTAAACCTAAGCAACAACCAGAAATTCATCTTAAAAAACATTTCTGGTTATCTTTTAAGGATGTTCTTCGTAAATACTATTCAGAAACAGATGTACATTTAATTGTAGCAGCTATCATGGATAGTGATTGTTATGATCGTACAAATGATGATATACGTAAGGTAGCTGATATCTATTATAAGTATGTACCTTCATTATGATTTTATTAATTGCTTTTATAATGCTATGTTGTTTTGGTCTTGGTGTTGCCTGGAATGTGGTCTGGGTTAATATTAAAGAACTCGATGCATGGTTGGATCGTCGAGCGCTAGAAGAAAAACAATTAGCAGAAACCTTTAAAAAAAGTGTTGAAGAAATTAAAAAAGAATTAGATAATAAAACATCATCAAGTAGTGAATTAAACAATCTTAAACAAAATATAAAAGGAATAGTTAAATGAAAAATGCAGTATCATTTGAAATGACTCATGAGCAGGTTGATGCTATTGTCTTGCAAGAATTGCAATGGGCTCTTCAATCTAATATTAATGATTACCATGAAGAAGTACGTGTATGTGAAACACGCAAAGAGCATCGTCGTTTGATTAAATCATTACGCCGGTCGGTTGCATACTTTATGACACATGATGATTTTGTTGAATATATGCAAGAGATTGATTGGCCACAGGATATTGACATTAATCCGTCGAAGTGGTAATGATTTTCATCAAAATGTCATAAAAGTTTTATATATAGTGTGGCAGACATTGTGTCTGCCATTTTTATAATAGGAGTTAACATGATTAAGAACATCTTGGCCGTCGCGGCATCGTTGTTTATTGCTACTGCAGCCTTCGCTGGGGAAATTACAGGTGCAGGTGCTACATTCCCATTTCCTATCTATTCAAAGTGGGCTGATGCTTATAAGAAGTCATCTGGAAACACTTTGAACTATCAATCTATTGGTTCAGGCGCTGGCATGAAGCAAATCGATGCAAAGACTGTTACATTTGGTGCAACAGACATTCCAGTAAAGTCAGAAGATCTAGAAAAGAAAGGACAGGTACAATTCCCAATGATCGTTGGTGGCATTGTCCCAATCTTCAATCTTAAAGAAGTAGAACACCTTACATTAACAACAGACATTCTTGCCAAGATCTATATGGAAAAGATTAAGCGTTGGAATGACAAGGAAATTGCTGATGCCAACCCTGGCGTAAAGCTTCCTGATCTTCCAATTATTAAAATCCGTAGATCAGATGGCTCAGGTACAACCTGGAACTTCACAAAGTTTCTTTCAGAAGCAAATGCTGATTGGAAGAAGAACTATGGTACTGGTCAGACTGTTGAGTGGCTTGGTGGTGCAATTGGAGCCAAGGGTAATGACGGTGTAGCTGCTAACGTATATCAGACCAACGGTTCAATTGGATACGTTGAGTATGCATTTGCAAAGTCGAATAACCTTCAAGTTACTGATATGATTGGCACAGATGGTAAGAAAGTGTCTCCGGGTCTTAAGGCATTCCAAACAAATTGGCCAATGGTTGCCACCTCTTATATTGTTATGTATAAGGATCCAGCTGATAAGGATGCTTCAAAGGCTGCCATTAAGTTCTTTGAATTTGGCTATGCCAACGATAAGATGGCAGAAGAACTAGACTATATTCCTTTGACTGCTGCTCAAAAGGCAGATGTAAAGAAGATTTGGTCTTCTATACAATAATTCGTGCTTTAATAATAAATAGCTTGTATATTAATTTATACAAGCTATTCTTTTGTTTGGGGGAGTAGCCAAGTGGTTAAGGCCAGCTGCTCATAACGGTTCTATCGGGGGTTCGAATCCCTCCTCCCCTACCATACCTCATAAATATATTTTTAACAGGGAGGTAGCATGAAATACCTAATACCCTTTCTATTGATATCGACATCTGTATTGGCTCAGCAACAATCTGGACCTTGTGAAACAAAAGAAAAAACTCACGAACTTCTAACAAAGCAATATGGCGAAAAACCATTTGTTGAAATGAAAGACAATTTTGGCCGTCAATTCGTTATGTATGTTAATCCAAATACAGGAACATGGACAGTCATAGCTACAAAAGATGATATCTCTTGTGGTGTTTCTGCAGGAAAAGATCTTACTCCAGCAGATCCTAAAAGATTTGAAGACAAGAAAAGTGATCCCAGTTGATTTTTAAATTTTAGTAATATATTATAATTATAAAGAACAAAGGTTTTTTATTATGTACAAAGTGTCAGTTCATCGTGGCAAAAAGTTAGTAGAACGCAATTGCTTTTCTGACCTTAAAAATTCAGAAAGGCATTTTGCATTTTTAGAACATAGATACATAAATGAGTTCCAAGATTATAAGGTGAAAATAACAATTAAAAAAGATGGTGTTGAATTAAAAAGAGCTTGATTTATTTTTAATTGTAAAGTATTATAGATATATAATGTCAAATGGAGGTACTTAAGATGGAAAATATTTCTATATACGGTAATGGGTTCTATAAGTACGCTGTTGAATTTGAAAAAGCTTTCCATAGAGGTAACCTTGAAGGTTTGACCGTTAAAGATCGTCTGCATTTTATTGATAAAGACGATGCTGAAAAATGGATTAAAGCAGTAGTTGGTCTCGATAAGGATGAGACTTTTTTTAATTTTAAAATTGTTAAGGCTATATAATGAAACTATTTTTAGTTGATGCTGTTTCTTCATTTCGTAATTCATATGTGATTCGTTGTGAAGAAGAATCACATGCTACAGATACTGTTGTGATGGAAGAAGCAGAAGAGTTTAGCCAGGAATGGCTAGGTGAAACTATCTCACGTGTTCGTGAGATTACTGAAGAAGAATATCTTGTTTTGTTTGATAAGGATAATCAGTATTTGAAAACATGGAATGATCAACAAAAGAAACAATTTATTCATTCTGTGGATTATTCTAAGATAGAAAATAATCCTGTAAAAGATGTTTCTAAACCTTTTAATCCTATAGAGAATGGAAAAGCGGAGATTTGATTCTCCGCTTTTTTATTATTTGCTTACGTAAGCACTAGCGCCAAAGAATGTTGCAACAACTCCAGCTTGTGCAAGATAAAACATTTGTAACACGCTACCTAATGCTGTAATTCTAGGAACATCAACAAATGGTGTACATACAAACATAGTCACAATTACCATAGAAAGCATAGCTACCCAAGCCATCTTACGAAGTTGGTCTTCTTTAGCATCTTTATTTTCTATGTCCATCATTTCTTGAGCACGATGCATTTCTTCGTCAGTGACTACTCCATCACCGTCTACGTCGAAAGGTGCGAATTTAGAATCTTTTTGTAATTGTTTTGCTGCCATTTGTTTAATCCTTACTGTTTCCATAGAAGTAACCAATCACAGTGGCCACAGCTGTACCTAGCAAGAAGCCTAAAATAATATCAGCGAAATGTTGACCATGTTCCGGAATAGGAAGAAAGGTAACACAAAAGAAATAGATTGTTGAAGAAATAGCCCAAAACCATGAATAAAAATAAATGAAGTGAGCTGCAAATTTATCGGAAGAATTTAATATTTGCATAGCATTAGCTCTTGCTTCTGCTACATCTTTTTGTTGAACTTCAGTCAAAGCTGCCATTTTATATCCTTTATAATATAAATAATAATAAGAAAAGAGGAATATCATGACAAAGATTAAGTTATTTTCAATATTAACAATGATATTTATTATTTCCGGTGCTTATGCATCGCCGATGACATATGAGTTTAGTAATCCTTCTTTTTCTGGAAATGGATGGTCTTCTCATGTTTTGACAATTGAAAATATTGAAAATACTAGAAAACAAAAGATTATAGATGATAAGAAAGCAGCAGCTGCACAAGCCGCATCAGATGCCAAGAATACCAATTTATCCAAATTTCTAAATAATCTAGAGAGTAGAATATACGCCACTTTGTCTCAAAAGATAGCAGAACAATTGTTTACAAGTGGTGGTGCAACATCTGGTTCCTTTGACGTAGCAGGAAATCATATTGAATGGTCATCTTCAGGATCTGATATATCACTTACGATAACTGATTCTGGTGGTGTAACAACATCAATCGACGTGCCAATAGGAAGTTTAGCATGGTAAAATATTTAATTTTAGCGGCTTCATTATTTTTGAGCGGATGTACTATTCCTATAGATGACACATCAAGAAAGACAACTTATATGTCTGAGCCTGCTACTCCTATCTACACAAAGAAAAGAGTGAATGAATTGCTTCAACTTCCACCTATCGATGGTGATATTGTTCCAATTGCTGTTTATAAATTTAGTGACCTTACAGGTCAAAGAAAACCGAGTGACAAGTTTGCTGATCTTAGTACTGCTGTGACACAAGGATCTGAAGTATTTTTAATTAAATCTCTTCAAGATGCTGGTGGAGGCAAATGGTTCAAGGTTGTAGAAAGAGTTAATTTAGACAATCTAGTTAAAGAAAGACAGTTAATTAGAAGTCAAAGAGATTTGTATGAAGGTAAAGAGGCAAAACCATTAACACCTCTTATCGTGGCAGGGATTATGATAGATGGCGGTGTTGTTGGTTACGATACCAATCTTGTTTCTGGTGGTATTGGTGCCAGAATGTTGGGTATAGGTATATCTGATCAATATCGTAAGGATGAAGTTACGGTCGTATTAAGATTAATTTCAGTCAACACAGGTGAAATTTTATTATCAACCGGTGTAACAAAAACTATTTTAAGTACTGGTGTAAATGGTAATTTATTAAAATTTGTTGATCAAGGAACAACAGCTGTTGAGTTTGAAGCAGGCTCTAATCTAAACGAACCTACAACATATGCAGTGAGAATTGCAATTGACGAAGCTGTTGTAACAATGATCAAAGAAGGTATTAACAAAAAACTATGGAAATATAGTTCAGAAAAGAGGTAAAACAAATGAAGTTCTTAACAAGATTGACAGCATTTTTGTCATTCTTTGTTATGATACAATATGCAATGGCTGCTAGCAATAATGTGTATGTGGATCAAATAGGTGATGGTTCTACTATTTCATTTACACAAACTGGTGCTGGAAATTCCATTGGTAGTTCATCTACACACGCGACTTTGACTGGTGATAATAATACTGTGACTGTATCTCAGATTGGTGGATCAAACGTAGCTGCACTAACCGTTACAGGATCAGGTAATGAGATAACATCTACGATTACTGGAAGTTATAATATTTTAAGTTTACTCTGCTCTTCCTGTTCTTCAGTGACTATGACAGATACAATAAATGGTAGCAGCAACCAATTATCTTATACATTGGATACATCTGCATATAGCCATAATGTGACAGTTGAGACAAGTTCCAACCAGGTAACGATTAACAACGATTCTTCATCTTCAGTTGGCTCAGCCAATTTAATTAATATTTCAGGTGGAGATAGCAACGTTGTTGATATACACCAAACTGGTGCGGCTGGTACCAATGGTCACAGTACTAGCTTGACAGTGGTTGGTGCCACAAATGATATAACAATTAAGCAAGGTGGAAATGTTGATAGTAAGGTTGCTGCGACCATTACTGGCTCTGGTAATACTATGTCTATTAACAGCAACTTCTAATGCTGCTATTGGCACTGTAACAGAACAGACTGGTCCTACTGAAATAAAAAGGAATAAGAATACTATTCCATCAGAACTTAAATCAGCGGTGGAGATGGATGATACCATTACCACCGCTAATGGTCGTGCAGGTATTACATTTCAAGATGAAACCAAAGTTCAAATTACTGAACAAAGTAAACTCATTATCGATACATTCGTATACGATCCAAACAAAAATACAGGCAAGCTGGCTATTAAGATAGCTCTAGGCACTGTAAAATATGCTTCTGGTCAAATAGCAAAAGATGATCCTCAACAGGTTAAGATTGAAACACCAACTGCAACTATTGGTGTAAGAGGTACTGATTTCTCTTCTACAGTTGATGAAATTGGTAGAAGTACTATTATTCTTCTACCTTCTTGTCCAGTTGGTTGGCATGATATAGAAAAAGATTGCATTACAGGTAAAATTATTATAACAACCGATGCAGGTGAGCTTATGCTAACCAAACCATTTCAAGCCACCACAATTGATTCTAAAATGAAACTACCAACAAAGCCTGTTATATTAGATCTTGATGCTCAACAAATTAATAACCTTTTAATTGTATCCCCACCTAAAGAAGTTAGGAAAAAGGATAATGGAGTGGTAACAAAAGCATTTAATTATCTAGATGAGGATCTGTTAGGCAAGGATATGTTGGCCTATAATGAGTTGAACAAAAATTATTTAACAACATCTCGTCTTGACATTAATTATCTTGATAATACATTCTTAGAAAATCTTTTGGATGTACAATCAACTCAAATGCTATCCAATGAGCTTGACGAGTTTAATGGAATGCTACCTAAATATGATAAAGCATCTGGATTAAAATATTTGGTTGAAAATGATAATTTGATGTTATATAAAGAAAATGTTAATAACTATGCAGAAGTAAATACCCCCACAACACAATCATCTACTATTAACATTGAACATGATGGAAATAATATTAAACAAATGGTAAACAGTGCTGGTACAACAACTATAACAATAAAGCAATCAATATGATTATAAAAAGATTATTATTAATATCTTGTTTAATTGGTTCTCCAGCATTTGCAGGAAATGCTATTTTAAATTTATCAGGTACTAATAATGTTTTGAATTTAACTCAAATGGCTGATTCTAATGTTTTATTTAATGCTACTAATCCAAACACTATCAACAACACATATACAATTAAACAAACCGGTGGTGGCAATCATACTGCTTCTGTGGACATCGAAGGTAATTTTCAAGACTATGATTTTTATCTATCTCAAAATAGCAGCCAAGACCTTTCTATTAGCATTCAACAAACATGCAACAACCCTTCTTGCACTCCTACTGGCCCTTATATAGTGAACCAATTCCAATGAAAAATTTTCTTATATCTTTATTAGTTGTTGTAGTATTAATTGCTATTAAAATTTGGAATCCTTATCCGGTTCAATTGCTGGAAATGAAATCGCTTGACTTGCTTTTAACAAGTAAGGAAGTAACAACAAATGAAGACATTGTTATTGTAGAAGTATCAGACAAGACTCTTGAGAAATTAGGACAATGGCCTTTAGATAGAAAAGTATTTGCTGATAAGATTATGCAACTTAGAGAATATGGTGCTGGTCTTATTGTTATGCCCATTCTATTCTCTGAACCAGATAGAGCTGGTCATGATAAAGAATTGGCTGATGCTATAGGAACTGGAGGAGTTATAATTGCTCAAACACCAACAAATCAAAACAAAAAACCGGATGCTGTTCGTCGTGGCTTTGCTGCTATTGGTGATAATCCTACCCCTTATGCTTATAGCTGGAATGGAGCTGTTAGCCCTATCCAAATACTTGCAGATGCCGCAGCGGGAGTCGGTGTCATTGCTTCCACACCTGAGGTGGACGGCGTTGTACGACGCATGCCTATGGTCGTTAACATTGACGGAAAACTCTATCCATCTATACCTTTAGAAACAATAAGAGCTGCTACAGATGACCCATCATTTCAAATCAAGACCGACGACTCTGGCATTGCTGCTGTTCGCATTCCCAAGTTTAATACTATTAACACTGATAAAAATGGTAGAATATGGATTGATTGGTCTTCCAAATATAAAACTATTGATTTCTTGGATGTAAAGAAAGAAGATGTAGAAGGTAAGTCTGTTATCATTGGGCTATCTGCATCTGGCATTGGTAACATTATTGCAACACCTCGTGGTGAACAATTTGCCCACACCGTACAAGCAAATGCTCTCATTTCAGTATTTAATGGAACAACACCAGTAAGATACTCATATGCACCAACTCTAGAGTTACTTGCAACGATTCTCTTAACTACTCTTATTATATTAGTAATCCCCAGAATACCGGTGTTAACTACTATTCCTGTATTAGTTATTCTTATTGGTGGTTTAATCTATCTTCCAGGTTATATGTTCAAATCTAATTTGGAGCTTTGGGATATTTCTTATGTTCTATTCTCAACTGTAATTACATATGGTACTGTAATTGCACAAAGAATGGTTAGTGAATATTTACAAAAGTTACAAATTAAAAAGCAATTTGGTACTTACTTGTCACCTGCTATGGTTGAGAAGTTACAAAAGAATCCAGAGTTGCTACAACTTGGAGGAGAGTCTCGTGAACTTAGCATTATGTTTACTGACGTTCGTGGCTTCACTGCTATATCTGAACATTATGGTTCTGATGTACAAGGACTTACAAAAATAATGAATCGCTACATGACAGCGATGACACAATCTATTTTAGAAGAAGAAGGTACACTAGACAAATATATTGGTGATGCTCAAATGGCATTTTGGAATGCTCCACTAGATGATCCAAATCATGCCAAGCACGCAGTCAAGGCTGCTTTAAAAATGTTAGGAAAGTTAGATGAATTTAATAAAGAAGTTGCTTTGGATGGAGTACCTGCTTTTGGTATGGGGCTTGGTATTAATACAGGCACCGTTGTTGTTGGTAATATGGGTAGCACTCAGCGATTTGATTATACTTGTCTTGGCGACTCTGTTAACCTGGCCTCCCGCCTTGAGGGACAATCCAAAAACTATGGAGTTCTTCTCATACTTGGACCAGATACAGCCAAACAAGTCCAAGACGAATATAGAGTAATTCAATTGGATACAATTGCAGTCAAAGGTAAAAAAGAAGGTGTAGATATTTACACAGTTCTTGATAATGCTGACTGGGCAAAGAGCCAAGTAGCCACTCATGCAAAGTTCTTAGAGATATATCAAGCTGGTGATTGGGATCGTGCTATTCAATACGCAAATGATCTCAGACCATGTTTCAATAAAAAGCTCGATCACTATTATGAATTAATGATCGAGCGAATTGAAGATTATAAAATTAATCCACCCAAGAATTGGGATGGTGTGTTTAGAGCTACAAGTAAGTAATTACTTCTTCTTTTTCTTTACTGGCTTCTTGCACTTAGCTAACTTTGGATTAGCAGCACATTCTTTCTTGAGTGCTTCAGCAGCAGCTGCCTTTGCTGCCTTCTTTTCTTTATTCTTTTGAATAGCTTGCTCAATACGAGTCTTGTTTGCTGCAGCAGTTGCAGGATCAACTGGCTTGCTGGCTGCATATGATGATGTTGACATAAGGACTGCAAAAGCAGTTGCAATTAGAATCTTTTTCATTAGTCTCTCCTTTTAATTGTAGCTTTACTCATTTCTTCTTCAAACTTATCCATATCCATTACTTTATAATTGGATTTGGCTTTTAACATAATAGCAACTTTTAATTTTTGATTCAACCTAATAAGATCATTATCTAGTCTTCTTATTCTATCAATAAGACCAATGAGGATTTTGTTAGATTCTCCAATAACAGGACTTATAATTTCTGTTGTCCATTTATAAATGTAATAAATGAAATAACCCATACCACCAGCAGCAATAATAGGAAATCCGTATTTACTAATTACCTCACCAATATTATCCATATCTATTTGGATCCTTTCTATCAACAAAATCAAATGCTGTTTTTCTACTGACAGTCATTAATAATAATTTACCATTCTTATACACACAAAAATATCTTTTACCATTTTGAAAATAACGTTCATGTACTAATAATTTATTCTTTTCGGACGAGGGATCTGTCGTCATGTAATCTTTGTTTTATCTCTTCGTCTGGTTTGACGTCAATAATTCTTGATAGCATTTCATCTATCCTAACTATTTCTATATTAATTACACGAACCCTATCATCTAACGCTTTTATCATATTAGTTAATCCTTGCACTGATTTAACAACAGTACCTAGAATAAACTGCATCATCTTAAAAACAAAGAATCCAGCTGCACAACAACCAGCAATTGGAAATCCTACATCAGTCACCAATTTCAAAAAGAAATCCATATTACATTCTCACTACTATCATCACTCCAACTGCAATGGCTGCTAACGCTATCACACCAATCACTGAAGCAATTATTAACTGTATTGTATTTTCTTTGTCTATCTGTTTGTTACGTGCATCTAATGCAGCCTTTGATTTAGCTTTTTTATATGCTTCTCTTTGAGCTGGTGACATGCGAGCCATTGACATAGCTTCTTGTTCTGCAGCTAACTCTCTCATAGCTTGTTCACGAAGTAATCTATTATTTTTTACGGTCTCGTTATTAATCTTAACAAGTTCATTACGAGCCTTAATAGTTTCATTTTTAGCCTTAACTTTTCTCATATCATCAGCAATTCCGAATACGGAATCAGTGATGGCTTCGCCCCAAACCTTTCCTAGTTTGGCAGCATCTTTCGGATCTGTTGGTATCATTAGGTTTCCTCATATGCTAAAACTCTTGCCGCAGCCGCAAGATGAAGTTTCATTTGGATTAATTAAAATTAATCTATTATTTCCAAGTTTTTCTTCATAATCTAGCATAGTACCCAAAACATACATTAAACTCATTCCATCGACAACAAATTTATGCACACCGTCCAAATCAACCGTCTCGTCCATATCCTCAATTTGATCATTATCAACAAAACTATAGTCATAACTAAACCCAGCACAACCACCTCCTTTGACCTCTAATCTGATCGCGGGTTTATTTTGGGTCAAACAAGTATTGATGAGATACTTCTTAGCATTGTCTAAAATTGTGATAGGTTCCATAAAATATTTCCTTAGCCAAGCGAAAAAAGCTTAGTAGTACCCGTGTATTTTATAAGTTAACTATTATATATATTTATGTAGATGCCTAATGGATCTACATTTAATTAACATTCAACCTTGCTTAATAGGAGGTCTTTATGACTAGACTAGATTTCGCTAAATTATTTGATATGCCTTATATGGATAAGATGCTCGTAGGTTATGAGCCAATGTTCCGCAGACTTGAAGAGGCACATGAATCCTTTGCAAAAGTGATTCCAAATTATCCACCATATAATATTGTAAAAGTTGACGATAATAAGTATGTAATCGAAATGGCAGTAGCCGGTTTTGGTAAGCAAAATCTTGACATTGAAATTAATGATGGTACATTGACTATTTCCGGTCAATCTAATCAAGCAGATGATCAATATGTTTACAAGGGTATTGCAGATCGTAACTTTACACGTAAGTTCTCTATTGCAGATACTGTTGAGATTAAGAATGCTGACTTGTTTAATGGAATGCTGAAAATTTGGCTTGAGAATATCATCCCTGATTCAAAGAAACCTAAGAAAGTCGAAATTAATGATCCTGCTTCAAATGTTGAAGATATTGTACAACCTGTAAAAGGATCAAAAAAGCAACTTCTTACAGAAAACAATAAAGAGGACTAAAATGTCAAAAATAATTAATGAAATGTACTCCTGGCTTAAACGCCAGGAGAAGCTTCGTAATGCTATTCGTGAACTTAGTAATTTAACAGATACAGAACTATCTGATATTGGAATTTCTCGTTGTGATATTCCAAGAGTTGCAAAGGAAGGAAAGCTATGACAAAGTTTATTGCTAAAATTTTTAAGTTTAAGAAAGCTAACAAAAAACAAGATAAATTTATGAGCCCAGAAGAAAAGTATATTATGGCTCGTGACCCTCAAACTATTCTTGATGTTGAAAATTATTCAAGAGACTTTGAGAGACGTCGTAGTGCGTCTTTTAACCGTTCTTCTTGGAGTGCATTATAATGACTGCTTTTAATGATATTGGAACATATACTCAATTTGTAAAAAGAGCTTTTACAAATGAAACTGTAAAAGATAAGGTTGTTTATGACGCATCTATGAAGTATATAAGGGCTCAAGAAGATTTTTATAATATGCTTGTTGATAATACAATTAATTTATCAAAGCATTTCATTGAGACTCAAACAACTTTTTGGTTTCCTAAAAAAGATACAAAATAATGTGGCCATATATTAACGACGAAATGATCATAATCAACGATGGTTGTAAATAATACACAAGGGGGAGTAATATCCCCCTTGATTTTTTTTGTGATAGAGGTTAGTATTAAGTATGTCAAAATTTTACACAAACGTTTCTATTAGTCGTAATGATATCCTGCTCCGTGGCTATGAAGATGGTCAACGTGTACAACACTCTATTCCATATAAGCCTTATCTATTTGTACACTCCAAGAAGGGTGACAGCATGTATCGTAACCTGAAAGGTAAACAGGTTGATAAGGTAGATTTTGCTTCCATGTCAGAGGCTAGGGATTTTATCAAGAGATACAAAGAGGTTGAAGGCTTTGATATCTATGGCATGACCAATTATATCTATACCTTCATTAATGATTACTATGCTGGTGATATTGATTATGACCCAAAGATCATCTCTAAGGTCAATATTGATATTGAGGTGGCTGCAGATCAAGGATTCCCTGACATTGCCACTGCTGATAAAGAAATTACTGCTATCACAATGAAGAAGAATGATATGTATATCGTTCTAGGTTGTGGTGAGTTCGTTACAGACAATGAAAAGATCAAATATATCCGTTGTAAAGATGAACATGAACTTCTTATCAAGTTCTTAGATGTGTGGCGTTCTAAATGGTTCTCACCAGATCTCATCACTGGATGGAACGTTGAAGGCTTTGATATTCCTTACATTGTAAACCGTCTTCGTCGTATTCTAGGTCACAACATGGCTAAGAAGCTTTCTCCTTGGGAGATCCTGGAAGAACGTACTATTCAATTTATGGGTCGTGAACAACAAGTCTTTATTCCTGTTGGTATCTCCACTCTTGATTATCTACAATTGTATAAGAAGTTTTCTTTCACAAATCAAGAATCCTATCGCCTAGATCATATTGCATTCGTTGAGCTTGGTGAACGCAAGATGGATTACTCTGAATATGATTCTCTCTTTGGATTATATAAGAATGATTTTCAAAAGTTCATTGAGTATAACATCAAGGACGTTGATCTGGTTGATCGCCTAGATGAAAAGCTCAAGCTTATTGAACAAGTCTTTGCTATTGCTTATGATGGTAAAGTCAACTATCAAGATGCTTTCACATCTGTGAGAATGTGGGATGTGATTATTCACAACTATCTTTTGAGTCAACGTATTGTTGTTCCTCAATTAAGGGTAGGCAATAAGGATGGTCAAATCATTGGTGCTTATGTTAAAGATCCTAAAGTAGGAATGCATAAGTGGGTTGTATCCTTTGACTTGAATTCTTTGTATCCGCATATTATTATGCAATACAACATTTCACCAGAGACATATTCAGGTCATATTTCTTCTATCAACGGTGAAGATGGTGTGATGAAAATTCTTGATGGATATTTAAATGAACCATCTGTTCGTAATCAATTAATGTCACAGAATCTATCTTGTGCTGGTTCTGGATGTATGTTTGATAAAGACTATCAAGGATTTCTTCCAAAGCTTATGGAAAAAATGTATGATGATCGTGTTGTCTTCAAGAAGCGAATGATTGAAGCTAAACAGCAACATGAAAAGAATCCAACATACGAGACTGAAAAAGCTATTGCTCAAAACCATAATATGCAGTTAGCTAAGAAGATTCAGTTAAACTCAGTCTATGGTGCATTATCTAATGAATATTTCCGTTGGTTTGATAATAAATTAGCCGAATCTATTACACTTTCTGGCCAGCTGGCTATTAAGTGGATGGAACGTGAGATGAATAAGTATCTGAATAATTTATTCAAAACAAAGGATTTTGACTATGTCTTGGCAAGTGATACGGATTCTATGTATATTACGCTTGACAACTTGGTCACTCAATGCAATCTTCAGAATAGAACAACTGCAGACATCGTCAAATTCATTGATGAAGCCTGTGAAAATAAATTTGAACCATTTATTGATAAGTGTTACGGAATGCTTGGCGAATATGTTAACGCCTACTCCCAAAAAATGAAAATGAAGAGAGAAGCCATTGCTAACAAAGGTATATGGACAGCTAAAAAACGTTACATTCTAAATGTTTGGAATAATGAAGGTGTGGCATATACTGAACCTAAATTAAAGATTATGGGCATTGAAGCTGTTCGTTCATCAACACCTTCTTCATGTCGTACTAATATTAAGAAATGCATTGGTATTATTATGAATGAAGAAGAAGACGATGTTATTAAATTTATTGAAAAATTTAGATCTGAGTTTGCCAAGCTTCCGTTTGAAGAGATTGCATTTCCTCGTGGATGTAAGAACATGCAAGAGTATTCTGACTTAAACTCTATCTATCGTAAAGCCACACCTATTCATGTTCGTGGAGCGTTGGTATACAATCATTTGTTGAAGCTAAAGAAATTAGACTCAAGATTTCAGGTTGTTCAGAATGGTGATAAGATCAAGTTCTGTTATATGAAATTACCAAACCCTCTTAGAGAGAATGTTGTTTCATGTCCTGGAACTTTACCTAGACAGCTAGGTTTAGATCAATACATAGATTATGATATGCAGTATGATAAAGCTTTTGTTGAACCCATTAAAACTATTTTGGATGCAATAGGCTGGCGTGTTGAAAAGAAAGCATCTATAGAAAGTTTCTTTGCATGAAAACAAAATGCATACAGTGTGGTGAAGAACGCGATTACATCAATTGCAAAGAAATAGATTGCCCTCAGGCTTTTTGGAATAATGATAGAAAAGGAAATAAAAAAATGGCTATTAATAATTCATCTTTCGATGATTTTGATTTTGGATTTTCAGCAGTAACTGAAGAAGAATTAAAACAGCATGAAACACAACAAATTAGTAAACTGACACAAGTTGCTCAAAAGTCTCTTTCTTATCAAGATAAGTTAGATACTATGTATAAGATGATTCTTCCTCTTATTGCTAACCTTTCTAAGGATCCAGAGAAGGAATATATTCTTTGGCCTGGTCGTGATAAGAAGTTGGCAGAATTTAAAGCTAAGCTTGATGCTTTGATGAATGGTTAATTATCTAGTATTACTTACAGCATTAAGCCTTTCTGGTGTTTCAGCCTATTATTCTATTATAGGTCTTACTGCTGTTTTTGCCGGATCATTTTGGCCCGTTGTTATAATGGGATCAACGCTTGAGTTTGCCAAAATTATATCTACATCATGGCTTTATAGAAATTGGAAGACATCTCCTTTTCTATTGAAAACTTATTTAACTTTTGCTATTATTATTTTGATGACAATTAGTTCAATGGGTATATTTGGCTTTTTATCTAAAGCTCACATTGATCAAAATTTACAATTGACTACTGGTGATGCTGATCAGATAAAGATTATTCAATCTAAGATTGATACTGAACAATCAACCATTGATGATTTAAATAAACAAATTTCTCAAATTGATGCTGCTGTCACTAAGATGACTGATAAAGGACAGGCACAGAGTTCTTTACAAGCAGCAGACAAACAAAGGAAACAAAGAGATGATCTTACTAAACAGAAGACACAACATGTGGAGACAATCTCTAATTTTAAAACAGAAAAAATTAAACTTGAGTCGAATGTCAAAAAGACAGAGGCAGAAGTTGGACCAATTAAATACATTGCATCGGCCATATATGGATCCTCAGGGCCTGATACTCTTGAATTGGCTGTTCGTTGGGTTATACTCTTGTTGGTTGTTGTATTTGATCCTCTTGCTATTGTCTTACTATTGGCAGCTAATCATGGGATAAACAACAATAAAAAAACGTTGCCTGAAATACCAAAAGACAATATATTAGTTATTGATTCAGATAAAGTGTTACAACCAACTAAAGAAAATTTGTTAGGATATATTATGTCTCTCATTAATCGTCTAATTAAGAATTCAACTATTAAAGATACTTCTTTGCTTACCGAATCTAAAATCTATGGTAAGAAAGACATTATTACAACTAGCGTTCCAATGGTGAACGTAGCACTATCAGGTAGTGTGGATGGTGGTCTCACCCCGGGACTAACCGTTCTTGCTGGACCTTCCAAGCACTTCAAGTCTGCCTTTTCTCTCCTTATGGCATCGGCTTATATGAAGCAATATCCTGATAGTGTTCTTATATTCTATGATTCAGAGTTTGGTACACCTCAAACATACTTTGAATCTTTTGGTATTGATATGCAACGTGTCATTCATACACCAATCACTGATATTGAAGAATTGAAGTTTGATATCATGAAGCAGTTAAATGAAATTGCTCGTAATGAAAAAGTTGTTATTGTTATTGACTCTGTTGGTAACTTAGCTTCTAAGAAAGAAGTTGAGGATGCAGCTAACGAAAAGTCTGTTGCAGATATGTCACGTGCTAAGTCTTTGAAGTCCTTATTTCGTATGGTAACACCTCACTTGACTCTTAAGGATATTCCTTTGATTGTTGTCAATCACACTTATAAGGAAATTGGTTTGTATCCTAAGGATATTGTTGGTGGTGGAACAGGTATCTATTACTCAGCAGATACAATCTGGATTCTTGGTCGTCAGCAAGATAAAGACTCTGATGGCATTCAAGGTTATCACTTTATTATTAATGTTGAAAAGTCACGTTATGTAAAAGAGAAGTCTAAGATTCCAATTACAGTATCTTATGAAGGCGGTATTAAGCGTTGGTCGGGTATGCTTGATTTGGCTATTGAAGGTGGCTATGTGGTTAAGCCATCAAATGGATGGTATCAACTCGTTGATCGCACAACAGGTGAAGTATCTGGGACCAAGATGAGAGCTGCAGATATTGAAGGTAATAGTGCTATTTGGAAACAAATTTTATCTACTACTGATTTTGCAGATTGGATTAAAAAGAAGTATACACTTGCATCAGGTTCATTGGTGCACCACGATGATGAAGCTTTAGATATTCTAGAGATCGATGATGGCGAATAATTCAATATTTGATAAAATTGATTCGTTTACTCAAATCTATAGAGATGCTCATCAACAGTATGATACTGAGGCAGAACAATATTGGGAAGCTTTGTCTTATGAAGATAAGTTAAAAGTTTTTTATCTTGTTACTAAGCGTATTCATAAAGGTGATGTAATTGATCGAGGATCATTCCGTTATGTTCTTTATGATACGTTTGGGTTTGATATGGATTCATATCTAGTTGGTATGGATTCAGGTTATATGGAAATACATAATGCTATCGCCGAAGGATTAAGTGATGACAAACGAACAGATGGAAGCCAAGATAAGTAAATTATCTATTCCAATTGAGACACAAATTATGATGGCTTGTGATACTCAAGAGGATGCTGTGTTGTTGGCCGTTGCTATGCTTAGGAAAGTAATTTCTATTTTTGATCATCATTACAATCCTGAGAGTCGTAAAGCATTAATAGAGCAATTTAACAGATGATTTTATTTCGTATTTGGGCTATAAATTGGATTGGATTTAAGGGTAACCTGTTCTATTGGAATCTTTATAGATTCAACAGTGGATACCCTTATGTCAGTTGGCGTATAGGTCCTATTCTAATTAAAAGGTATTGGTAGTGATTGAAAAAACAATTTTATCCCATTTAGTATATAACGAAGCATATGCCAGAAAAACTCTACCATTTATTAAAGATGAATATTTTCAAAATCTATCAGATAAAGTTGTTTATAGTTTAATTAATGAATATGTAAACAAGTATAACAACACTCCAACTAAAGAAGTGTTGTTTCTTGAATTAAACAATAAAGATGGATTAAGTGAAAATGTTTTCAAAGAGTCTAAACGGACTATTGAAGATCTTCAAATTGATAACACAGACATTAAATGGCTTTTGGATAGCACTGAGAAGTTCTGTCAAGAAAAAGCTATCTATAATGCAATCATGGCTTCGATTAAAATACTCGATGATAAATCTGGATCAAGTTCTACAGGTGCTATTCCTACTTTGTTATCAGACGCTCTTGGTGTCAGTTTTGATGTTAGTATCGGTCATGATTATTTCCTTAATGCTGATGATCGGTTTGATTTCTATCATCGCAAGGAAGAACATATTCCCTTTGACCTCCAGTACTTTAATGAAATTACTAAAGGTGGTCTTGTTCGAAAAACTCTCAACATTGCCCTGGCAGGCACTGGTGTTGGGAAATCTCTTTTTATGTGCCATTGTGCTGCTAATAACCTAACACAAGGTAAGAACGTTCTTTACATTACAATGGAAATGGCAGAAGAAAAGATTGCTGAACGTATTGATGCTAATCTTTTGAATGTTACTGTAGACGAATTATCCATTATCCCTAAAGATGTTTATGACAAAAAGATTAATCGAGTGAAGGAGAAAACCGTTGGCAAACTCATTGTTAAGGAATATCCAACTGCTAGTGCCGGTAGTTCTCATTTTAGACATCTTCTTAATGAGCTTCGTATTAAACGGAACTTTGTTCCTGATGTCATCTATATTGATTACCTCAACATTTGCAGTTCAAGCCGTATCAAGTCTGGCGCTAATGTCAACTCATACACTTATATCAAAGCAATTGCTGAAGAGCTTCGTGGTTTGGCTGTTGAGTTCAATGTTCCTGTTGTATCTGCTACTCAGACTACCAGAGGTGGATATGGCAATTCAGACGTTGAACTTACTGACACTTCTGAATCATTTGGTCTTCCTGCAACAGCTGATTTGATGTTTGCTCTAATCTCAACTGAAGATATGGAAGCACTCGGCCAATTGATGGTCAAGCAACTAAAGAATCGCTACAATGATCCTACAATCAATAAACGATTCGTAGTAGGTATTGATAGAGCCAAGATGAGATTATATAATGTTGAACAAAGTGCGCAGACTTTAGTAGATGATGCTCCTGTCTTTAATAGTTCAAAATCAGGTAAGACTATTGATTCAGAGAAACGTAATAGGTTTAAGGAACTGACTGTATGATAGAATTTTTATATAGATTGTTCGTTATATTTTGTTTGGCTATCCCTGTTTGTTTGGCTGCTGCAGCTGTTATTATTTTAATGATGGCAGACCATGAAGACATCTGATGAACTATATGCTGAGTTTGTGGCTGACATCATTCTATCATACTTTGCCACCCAACTTACTTCTGGAAGATCAGTGATTTATGAGTCAGAAATATGGCAGCTTTTAGGTAGGCCTTTTCCTGAGGATAGACATGACCAAAAGTTCATGTTAAAGGAATATGCCAATAACGTGATAAGTTTAGCTGAATTTCGTAATAAAATCAACTAATTTAGCATAAAAAATTCTGTAATGATTTCAATAGGTTAGCCTACCCCGGTCTAACTCGTTGATTTTATTACAGAATTTTTTTTGTTATTTTTTCAAAAAACCTGTGGCTATTATTTTAATTCTGTGCTATATTAATAATATAAGAGATGAAAGGAAAGATATGAAAGAACTTTGGATTGAGATGGTAGACCGAATGGTCGAAGAACTCATGGATTCTAATCCTAATATGGATTGGTCAACGGCTTATGACTTAGTTTGTCATAATTCGGCTGAGATTGATAATCGTTTGCAAGAGTATCTTGGTGATGCTGCTGATTATTATCACGACATGGCCATGGACCGTTAAAATAACGGTTGATTTATTTTTCAAAATACCGTATATTAATAATATAAGGAATGGAGATAAAGATGACCACGATAGAGCAAACCATGCAATTATCTACGGTTCGTACCTTACAAAATTACAATGTTAAGATTAATAATCTTATTGACTATGTCATGTTTAATGATGATGTAGATCCTGAGGAATCTGGTGATTTGATTGAAGCAGCTGAAAATGTAATTTCTCTTCTTGATCAAATCATGGATCGTCTTGACCCAGACGGCAAAATAAAATAAAATACCGGGTTGCTTTTATTTCTAACTGCGTTATAATAAGTTCTGTAAGCATCACAAACACACACAAGGAGATACAATATGTCTAAGTTAGCTAAGGTTGTTGAAATTATCAAGTCTAATCCACAATTGACAAAGAAGGAAATGTCTTTGTTAGTAGCATCTGAAGTAGGTCTTCCACGTCAGCAAGCATATGCCTATATCTACAATGCTGAGAAGAAGATCGGTAAGATGCCTGTAAAGGAAAAGACCGTTACTGAGAAGTCACGTAAGAAGGCTTCTGAGGAAGTCAAAGAAGCTCGTCTTTCTCAGATGAAAGAAGTCTCTTCTCGTATGAAGGATCAATCAGCTGAGCGTGAAGCTATGCAAGCTGAGATTGATGCTCATATGGAAGAAGTTGATGAATATGTGTCAACGTTAAAGTCTGACTTTATGCGTAAGGTTACTCACGCTGGTGCTCTGTGAGAGATTTAATTCTCTTTGCATTGAAGGATGAAGCTCCTTCCCTATTCTCTAAGTTCAACAATGCGTTTGAAGTTGGAGTGGGGAAGGTAGCTTCCGCCATCAACACAATGCAGTTGATCTACCGCCATAAACCAGATCGTATTATTAATTTTGGTACAGCTGGTTCAAAGGTTTTGTCACCTGATTTATATCGTGTTAATAAAGTTATTCAACATGATGTTAATCTTATGGCTTTAGATCTTCCTCCAGGTTCACATCTTAAAGATGATCATACGGTTCTATACATTCCAGGTGATGGGGTGATGTGTGCTAGTGGTGATCTTTTTGTTACTGAATGGGATAAGCTTCGTGTCAGTTGTCAGATGATTGATATGGAAGCCTATAGCATTGTAAGAGCAGCTTTACACGAAGACCTCGAGGTTGAAGTCTGGAAATACATCAGTGACTCAGCTGATGAAAATTCTGACACGACCTGGGAAGAAAATGTAGCCATTGGTGAAAAAAAGTATCTAGAAATGCTAGAAACACTGAATGTAAAAACATTTTGATGATAAATAGAAATGGAGAGTTAATCTCCATTTTATCTGAAGGACTAATATGAACTCGCTCAATTGTTTTAAACATAACCTACGCACAGTCAACGGGACAATGTCACCGATTGCCGGCTCATGGGTATATGAAGACAAGGAGCGCATGGTCTAGACCAAGGATAAAATCCAAAGTTTGATCAAGCGCTCCAGGGAAACCGAAGGGGCGCTTTTTTATTAGTGCTTTATTTTATAAAGTGTCGTATATTAATAATCGAGGTTGTTCCGATTGCATAAGAACAACACCTGTCTGGTACTGGCACCAAATGGTCGCAGGTGGTTTCCAGCAGGTAGAAGAAGATAACGAAAGTTATCTCTTCATGGATACATCAGAGCCCGAAGTGTGTGCACATAATTAACACAGAGGTAGGCTTCCCAGAATCGGTAACCAGCTGTAATAACGAGTGGTATTGGAAGTTAGATAGCTGGTGTATCCTTGAAGAGATAATTTGGACGGTATAACCAGCGAGTTATATCTGTATTCC